CATGGTTCAGAACATGGCCTAACTTTTGAGAAGTGGGTATGTGAAGATTGTTGTATGAAGATTGCTAATGATTATGAAGAATATTTTGAACTAGAGGATGTGAATGTTGCAGAAGAAAATTGAAACTATTATCCTAAGTAAGTTGATTTCGGATGAGGATTACCTGCGTAAGGTAATCCCATTCATTAAAGATGAATATTTTACAGACAACGCTGAAAAGTTAATCTATCGTTATATCAATGAGTTTGTGACAAAATACAATTCTCTTCCTACCATCGATGCCATAAACATTGCTCTACAAAATGACCGCAAGGTAAATGAGAAAGAGTATCAGCACGTTACAGAAACTCTAACCGCACTTGATGATGATGTGGATGCCAATGAGAAGTGGCTTCTAGACCAGACGGAAAAGTTCTGTAAAGACCGAGCCGTGTATAATGCTATTATGCAATCAATTCAAATCATTGATGGCGAAGACAAGGTACATTCGCAAGATGGTATTCCTTCCATTCTCCAAGATGCATTGGCAGTTGGGTTTGATAACAACGTAGGACATGACTACATTGATAACGCCGAAGACCGTTTTGATTTCTATCACCGGGCAGAAACTAAGTTGCCGTTTGACCTCGAGATGTTCAACAAGATTACCAATGGTGGTCTACCAAATAAGACATTGAACATTGCTCTTGCTGGTACTGGTGTTGGTAAGTCTCTGTTCATGTGCCACATGGCTGCAGGTGCATTGGGTCAGAACAAGAACGTTTTGTATATCACTCTGGAAATGGCAGAAGAACGTATCGCAGAACGTATTGACGCCAACTTAATGAATGTCAACATCCAAGAACTAAAAGACCTGTCTAAGTCAATGTTCGACCAGCGCATTGCCAAGATACGTTCAAAGACAGAAGGTCGTTTGATTGTCAAGGAATATCCAACAGCCAGTGCCCATGTCGGTCACTTCAAGGCTCTGTTGAATGAACTTCAGTTGAAACGAAACTTCAAGCCTGATGTTATCTTCATTGACTATCTGAATATTTGTGCCTCTAGTCGCTACAAAGCATCGTCTGGTGCCAACTCTTACACTGTCATTAAGGGTATCGCAGAAGAACTCCGTGGTCTGGCTGTAGAGTTTGATTTGCCAATCGTCTCTGCTACTCAGACAACCCGTAGTGGTTATGCCAATTCAGATGTTGAATTGACAGATACGTCGGAATCATTTGGTCTACCAGCTACGGCTGACTTGATGTTTGCCCTTATCGCAACAGAAGAACTCGACAAGATGGGCCAGTTGATGATAAAGCAGTTGAAGAATCGTTACAACGACCCAGGTATGAACAAACGCTTCATGGTTGGTATCGACCGTGGCAAGATGAAACTGTATGACTTGGAAGATGATGCTCAGGCTGGTATTATGGACTCTGGACAAGATGATGTTCCAGTGTTTGAAAATACTACCATTGGCAAGCGAAGAGATTTCTCAAAGTTTGAGTTTTAACTTGACAACACATTATAAATGTAGTATAAAGTAATTATGCGCCCGTAGCTCATCTGGATCAGAGCGCGAGACTTCTAATCTTGAGGTAGTAGGTTCGAGTCCTACCGGGCGCACCAGTTTTTAGGAAATAATATGGACGAATTGAATCTTAAACTTGTAGTATCTTCATTTGTGTGGACAAATGTTGGCAGTTCAGATCTTCCATTATGGAAGACAGTGGGTGCAAAAGAATATATCGTCAAGTATTTTACTGGCGAACCAACATTTGAAATGATTAATCAGGAACTTGATAAGGTCGCTCATATGTTTGAGGGCGGCGATTCATTTGTTCGTGAAACTGTAGCTGGATTTGAAATTTATTTTGCAGAAGCCCCTACAAATTCTGAAACATTCCAAGCCAATCTAAATGGCGCAATCGATTTTCCTCCTATCGATCTTACCGCAGTGGATGTTACCGAAGAATTGAGTGCTATACTGGCATAAAAATACCGCTTGACATTTCCTCAGAATCTGCTACTATATAATAGTAGATAGAAAAGAGAGAGTGTGTTTCGAAAGTATTATAAATATAGGGTAATCAATAGAGATGAGACCCTTATGTTATCCTTTACACAATTTATCACTGAGGCGACCCACACTGGTGGTATTGCTCACATAGAGCATCCCTCTGATAGATCATTTGATAGTCAAGACGCTGCACACCACGCATTGGAAACTCTGCGTGGTGTTGCACGTGGGAAAACACCATCTACTCGTAAGATAGATGACAGAATGTCTTTCCATGTAATTCGGACACCAGAGGGTAAGATTGGTGTCAAGTATAAGGGCGCTGGTTCTCACTACAACTATTCCGCCGACGATATTGAAAAGCAACATGGCCATAAACCGTATCTTGTTGGTCCTCTGAAAGCACTTCATGCCCACCTAGGTAAAGTTATTCCAAAAAAGCCCGGTGAATACCAGGGCGGATATATGAGCGAACCTTCTGGAAGATCAGAATACACAACACACATCTCGCATACTCCAAATACGATTGAATATCGTGCAGATGCTGGTAGCGAAGAAGCAAAGAAGCTAAAGAAATCCAAGGTTAGTGTTACTATACATACGGAGCTAAAGGGGCCAGAAAGAACCGCGCATCCTATCACGGACATGTCGCACTTTCAATCACATCCTGATGTTCACATGGTACAACATCTTGTATCAGACAAAGAGCGTAAACTTTCTTCCGCAGTTAAGTCCCAAGCAGAAGAGCATCTGAGCGCGGCAGAAAAGTTAATGAAAAGTCACTCGTATCAGCATCTGCCGGGTCACGAAATACACCTAAGAACATATATCAATAGAACTGTTACAAGCGGTGAAAAACCTTCAGTCGAAGGATACAGGAAGCATTTAGAAACTTCGCACCAGAAACTGATAGATGCCGTCAAGACTCCGGCTGCTAAAGAGCGCAAGACTGCTACTATGAATACTCATCTATCTCAAGTAGATGCCAACAAGAAGCACTTCCAAAAATCGTTTCAAATTCACCATCACCTACAACAGGCGACAAATCATCTTGCCAGAGGATTAGATCGTGCCGGTGGTGGTGGGTTCTCGACACATATTAATGGTGCAGCCGCTGGCGGCGAAGGCTATGTCGCTCATGGCCTTAAAGTTGTTGACCGCGAAGGCTTCTCGAAAGCTAACCGAGAGCGTAGTGCAATTCTAAGAGCAAGCAAGGGTAAATAATGGCTGACGTTCATCATCATATCACACAAGGTAGAATGAATCCGATTACAGTCGGACATGAGGCTGTTGTAAACCAGGTTCGTAACACTGCTGGCTCACACGGACATACCATCGTTCTTACTGGCACACATGATGCTAAGAAGAATCCTTTGACGCCTGAACAGAAGTTGAAACATGCTAAGAGGGCATTCCCGGGTGCTAATGTGCGTCTGCTAGATAAAGAACATCCCACTCTGCTACATCAAATGTCAAGACTTCATAGTGAAGGCGTTACTCACTTACACTTACACGTTGGTTCAGACAGGGCCCACGAGTTTCATGCCCTTGCGCATAAGTATAACGGCAAAGAAGGTCGTCACGGTCACTACAACTTTAAGAAGATTACCATTCATACTGTTGGTAAAGAACGTTCGGATGCTGACACTGGTGTAGCTGGTGCATCTGGTACCAAGATGCGTCAACATGCCGCTGCTGGCAATGAGAAAGAATTTCATAAGATGGCACCCAGTGCAATGTCCACAAAGCATAAGAGCGAACTCTATAAAGATGTTCGCCATGGAATGGGACTCCATGAAGCAATGTCCTTCAAGAACTTTCTAGGACTCTAAGATGGGCGGGTTGCTAACATACATTAAAGACATGATGTCAGACGGTGGTAATCCTTCAACTAAACGTTGGGTTGCAGTTATATCTACTCTGCTTATTGCTACTGGTTATATTGCAAATCTATTCTGGGACTTCACCATCGAGGAATTCATCTTCAACGGTGTAATGTATATTGTTATCGGCACTCTTGGTATTACTGGTGTAGAAAAGTTTGCACCAAAGAAACCAACCAAGAAGTCAGAAGAAGAATAAGGAATTAAATATGTTCGGTATGATCCCTCTCCCATATAAATTATTAGCAGGCGCTGCTTTAATACTTGGTGTATTCTTATATGGATACATGAAGGGATCAGCCTATGCTGAAGCAGAACTTCAAAGATTTGCTGCTAAGGCAAGCACACAAGTTGCCGAACTTGAGAAAAAGAATGCTGAAATAAGTAACAATGTAGTTACTGAATATGTTGATAGAACAAACACAATTAGAGAGAAAGAATATGTTTACATTGATACCGCTAAAAACATTGTTCCTAGCCAGTCTGTTATGTCTAACGGCTGGGTGTTCACGCACGACTCTAGTGCCACTGCCAGTGATGCCGACCCCACCCGAGCTTCTGATGCGTCCTCCTCAGGAATTACAGACACTACGGCCCTCGTCGGAATCATCACAAACTACTCCAGATGCCAGCAAAACGCCCAGCAATTGATTGCCCTACAGAAGTGGATTGCAGATAACAAAACTGAGGTTGATCGTATCAACTCCGAGAAATCGAAGAAGTAATTGTTATAAATATAGCAAACGTTTAGCTTCTGGAGATACTTTTAATGGCTAATATTATTGAGAAAGCAAAGGCGCGACTGAAAGAGGCTCGTGTTTCTGATTACACACTGTATCACAAATCGTATACAGATGCAATCAATCACGCACTATCACACCACCAAAAGTTCGGTCTTAATGTAAGTGACGATGATAGATTCCAGCACGTTGGTGTTGGCTCAAAGAAGCCAAGCGAAGGTAATACCACTTCTGTAAGTATGCCAGCCACTCATACTAGTGGCAAGAAGCACATGGTACATGTCCAAGTATTCAACAAGGGTGGCACACACCCATATGAATTGAATACCTATTCGAGCGGCATGGGTCGCAATGTCAAAGAAGCCACTGATAATTATCCAAGAGAAGGCTTTCCTAAAGAAGGCGACTATGGTTATCATCCAAATCCTGGTCTAAAGCCTCAAGAGAGCGATAAAGACCAAGATATGGACGTTGCATATAAGAAAGCAACCGAGAAAGAGGGTCGCAAGCCATTGAATGCAAAGACTACCGAAGTATCAAACACGGTTGATGAGGCATATGGTATGTGGAAGGTAGACTTCCCTAAGCAACATGCTGGTAAAGCTGTTGCTGCTGGTTCGGTCCATGTTAAGGCTCAGAACACCGCTCATGCACATAAGGTTGCAGCAAAGAGAGTCGGTGTTGACCACACAGTATTCAAGTCAAAGGTAACTAAGTCTTCTGTTCTTCCTGAAGAAGCAGTCGATGAGGCATGCTGGGACGGCTACAAGCGTGTCGGCATGAAGAAAAAGGGTAAGCGCATGGTTCCTAACTGTGTGCCTGAAGCAACAGATATTATTGCCAAAGCAAAGGCCGCAGTAGCAAAAAAAGCAGGTGCGAAACTAAAGATGGATCCAGATACAGGAACCCCAGACCATTTTACAGCCGCCGCGCGCCGCAAAAAAGGTTTACCCGAAGAAGTTCAAGATATCACGGAACGTGGCGAAGATTCTAAGGGTCACTATCGCAAGACAGAAGATGGCGCTGGCTTAACTCGCAAGGGTGCAAAGGCCATGGGTATTAAGACTGCCGTTACTACACCTCCTAGTAAGCTAGACCCCAAAGGCGAAGCTGCTGGTCGTCGTAGATCATTCTGCGCCCGTATGGGTGGCATGAAAGGTCCAATGAAGGATGAGAAGGGTCGTCCAACTCGTAAGGCTATGTCACTTCGTCGCTGGAATTGTAACGAAGAAATCGAACAGATCAACGAGTATGGTATTGACCAAAATGCGCAGAGCGTTAGTAATGGTTATACGCCGAAAACGCCACCAAAACGTCCGCCGATTGCTAAACCTACGATGCATCCTGCTGCTGAAAAACCAAGAACACCACAGAGCAGTGTTGGGTCTCTCTCGCGAATTCGTGCTGGCATGGCAAAACGTTTAAACAACAGCACTGTCAAAGAAGAACTAGGTAAAGAAGACGAATGGGGTAGCCCAGAACTTCGCAAGAAGTGGGCAGCTATGACACCCGGTCAAGAAGGCCTAGCGGCTGATAAGATTCCAGCGATGAATCCATTTTCTGGTGATGCTATCCAAGAACAACAACTCGACGAAATCTCGGCTCTAGGTGCCAAGAAGCGTTCTGAATTTGCTGCCAAACTAAGAAAGACACTTGCCGATCCGAAAAAAATCGCAAAGGCCAAGAAAGATATTGCAAAGAAAAAGGCAGTCCAGAGAGCAGAAGAACCTAAACATCTTGTTATGCAACTTCGTAAAGCCACTTCTATTGGTTCAAAGGTTAAGTTCTATGATGGTGCAGAACACCACGTAGCACCTAATCATGTAGAGAAGTTCAACGACCGCTATCACTCATTGAAGTCTTCAATCGAAAAAGAAGGTCTAGTAAAGAGAGCGCACAAGTCACATGCGGACTTCATGAGGGCAATCTCAGAAGAGACTATGGGTCAGACTATGGGACCTTGCACAGATGGTATTTCGCCTGCAAATTATCCTTCGCCGTATCAAGTATCACCTCTACCTGGTTTAGAGGACATGAACGCCGACAACGAGGCAAACCAATACACCGAGGCAGACTTGGCTGTAATTGAAGCCGATGTCACTAATGAAATTGAATCCTCTTCATGGCAAGACCTGAGTAAATACTATGATGCCGAAGATTTAGAAGACGAAGATGATAATGAAGGCGAACTAGATGAAGCTATCACTCCGCAGGGTCGTCTAAAGAAAAGATTTGCTGCAATGCGCAACAAGACTCGCCGTAATCTTGCAAAGAATATGGCGCTAAAGCGTATCGCTACACCAGATGTAATTAAGGGCCGCTCAATTCGTGCCGCTCGTAGAATGGTTTACAAGCGCATTCTACGTAACCGCGACCCATCTTCTGTATCAGCCTCTGAAAAGGCACGTATCGAAGCACAAGTAAAGCGTATGGCACCTATGGTATCAAGACTTTCAATCCGCCTACAACAAAGCGAAAGAAAGCGTGATCAGAGCCGCGTGACTAACGCAAGAACGAAGAAGAAATAATATGGATGAGTTGAATACTTCCCTTAAAATTGTTCTGGCAAATACATATGCAATGTATTTTAAGGCACATGGCTTTCACTGGAATGTAGAAGGTAAAGACTTCTCACAGTTTCATGATTTTTTTTCTGGTATCTATCAAGAACTATTTGCGGCTGTAGATACCATCGCAGAAGAGATTAGAGCATTGGATGAATATGCTCCATATAATATGACAGAGTTGGCTTCGATTACTACTATCAAAGAATCAAATATCTATGGTGTAGATGTATCTGGTATGCTGGCCGACCTTAATGACGCAAACGCATCTGTTATTGAGGCTTTAAATTCAGCCCATAAATTAGCAGACGCGGAAAATAATAGAGGCTTACTGAACTTAATTGAAGAAAGATTAGATGTTCATGCTAAACACGGTTGGATGATCCGTGCATCCTCTAAGTCATAAATATAGAGGATAAGGAGATACTAATGTCACTCGAACAAACAATTAAAGATACTCTGTTAGCAGAGTCAGTAGATTTAGATATGCGGTTGCAGCAACTGGTTCGCGCCGGACTAATGCCATCGAATACAATTCCTTTGTTACGCAAAGGTATTGCTAAGATACAAGGTGGATACCCTCTTCAAGGTGCCGAGCGCGACATCATGGCAAACTTCTTAAACACCATGATGTTCATGGTTCTGGGTGATGATGCTATCTTTAATAAAGCTAGAGTGGGTGCTAAGACTTATGCTACTGAAGCAAAAGAAAAGACAGAGTATGACTACGAAGGTGACATGGCAATGAGCCAACTGAAGTCAATCATTGCCAACTCGCAACGTATGCATGACATGCTTTCCGATGACACTAACCTACCTGAATGGGTGCAGTCTAAGATTACTCTGGCAGAAGATTATATCTCGACCGCAAGCAACTATATGCAAGGTGAGATGAACGAATCAAAAGATGGTATGCCGTTCGAAGGTCCATATAAAAAAGCCGGTGAGCGCAAAGACAAATACGGTAACACCGTAAAGAATGTTCCACAGTATCTTGCTAAGAAGGCAATGAATGCGCAGAAGAATGAAGAAGCCGAGCCAGTCGAAGAGAAGCGCGGCCTCTGGGATAACATTCATGCCAAGCGTAAGAGAATTAAAGCTGGATCGGGTGAGCGTATGCGCAAGCCTGGTTCCGAAGGTGCACCTAGCGCCGCCGATTTGAAAAGTGCCCGCAACGAAGAAGTCGAAACAATCGATGAACTTTCAAGGGCAACTGTTGGGAGCTATGCTCGAAAAGCAAAGGCAGAAGCAGATAATCTAGGTGGTTTTGACGATCATCGTGCTAAGGGTCGCGAACTTGCTGGTCGTAAGCGTTGGGGTGGCACAATGAAAGGCGTTAAGAAGGCAAAGGTTATGGCAACTGAATCTCGTCGAGGCGAAGCAATGGCTGATATCGCTGCCTTCACACAGATGAATGAATCTTATAAGACCACATTTGATGCAGCACTTACACAGTATGGTATCAAGTCTCCCTCGGAACTTGATGAAGAAAAACGCAAACAATTTTTTAACTTTGTAGATCAAGAATATAAAAAGGGAGACAACTAATGTCCGCATGGGGTAATAAAGACGATAAAACATCGGCAGGAACGGTAACTCTTACTGCACCTGCTATCACATTCAATGGTGCTACAGGTCATGCCGCTGGCGTGTATACTTCTGTAGCACATCCATTCCAACTTGGTGATGCTGTTGCATATGCAAACGGCGGAGGAACCTCTGTTGTTGGACTAACATCTGGTAGCACATATTATGTTACCAATGTTACTACAGATACTTTTATGGTTGCTGCTACTGAGGCACAGGCACTACATAATGATCCAACAGTAATCGCTTCGACTGACGGTGTTGGTGCTTCACATACCTTCACACTAAGTCTAGATTACGGTCGTGCTACTCTAACAGGTTCAGGCACAAACTTCGATCCTGCTCTTGCAGTTGGTGATGTTGTTCGTGTTGCTGATCAGGAAATGATTGCTATTGCTGTTGCCAGCGACACAGTTGCTACGGTAATTAATGCGAACCCAGGAACAGTTCTTACTGTATTTTCTGGTGAGAATTATACAATCAGTGAAAAACCAACCTCAATCGCTTCGGTTTCGACAACAGATTTCCAATCAACCCAAGTCTTTGGTGTTGACAATACTGAAATCGCTGCTGGTGGTGACAATGTTGCCTCGGTTGCACTAATTCAAGGTGGCACACGTTACCTCGAAGTTCCTGCAGTTACCTTCTCAGGTGGTGGTGGTTCTTCTGCCGCTGCAACTGCTTCCATCGCAGGTGGATTAGTAACGGCAGTCGCAGTAACGAACACTGGTTCGTCATATGAAACTGTGCCAACTGTTGCTATTGCGAAACCAAAGCGCACTATTCCTACATCTGGCGTTAATACTACAACAGAAGCCATCACTTATGCCACTCACGGATTAACTGCTGGCGAAGAAATCAAGTATTATCATAATGGTGGTACTGAACTTGCTGGTCTGACAAACGGAACATCTTACTATCCAGGACAAGTAAATTCAAGTGCTTTCATCCTGTATAACACTGCCGCTCGTGGTGCCACTGCTGTTGCTAATATGACTATTGCTACTACTAATGTTAACACAACTACTAATTTTATCACTTCAACTGCCCATGGACTAGTTAATGGTGCAGAACTTAACTACAACAACCAAGGTGGTACGAGTATTACTGGTTTGACTTCGGGTAATGATTACTTTGTTGTCAATAAGACTACTGATACTTTCCAACTAGCATTGACTTCGGGTGGCGCTGCTATCGATATTAGCGGCACTGGTAACAACTCGCAGACATTCATATCGACTGGTCGTTTTAATCTAACTGGCACTGGTAACAATGCTCAGTATTTCGAAATCCAAGCATCTGCTGATCAAGCAACTGCAACTGCTGCTAAGGGTACTGGTGAAACTGGTACTTCTGCTCCTCACTCTGGTTGGGTGCAGCGCACAGTTGGAACTGGTGCTCATGCTGGTCGTGTGAAGTATGAAGTTCTTGTGGCACTCTCTAAGAATGCTATTGCATCTAGCGATGCTGCTGATGATATTGAATTCCCAGACGCATAAGGCATTAAACAATGGCAGATAGCAAAGTAACAGCGATGAATCCAGCAACCGAAGTCGCTTCGGCTGATGTGATTTATCTAGTGAAACCAAATACAAGTCCATATGATCATAAGATTACTATTGCTAATCTGTTCGGCGGCATTCCTGTCCCGGTAGTTTTAGAAGACAAATTAGTATTGGGTGGCACTCCGCAGACTTTATCGTCTGGGGGTGCCATTTCAATTACATCTTCGGTAACAAGGATTACGTCACCTGATGCTAGTGGTACTTTAACCATTGTTGATGGTGTTGATGGCCAAATTAAAACTATCATCATGCAATCAAATTCCGCAAATCATACACTAAGTATTACGTCCAATATTGGTCATTCTAGTATTGTTTTTAATGGGGCAGGAGATACCGCGACACTTATGTTCCAAGGAACAGTCTGGTATTTCATTGGAGGAACGGCGACAGTAACATAATATGTTTGAACTAAATGATGATAATTTTTTGATCTTTGCTATTAAGAGTTATGACAATCGAGGTTGCCTTGGTATGTCTGACCTTGAAGAAGATTTAAAACGATTTAAGTATATCAAACGATTATTTCGTAGATATGTAACAACAGATGTATTAAGTGAAAGATTGATACTCAATCACTTAATAGTTTTGTATAACGTATTCGGTAATGAAACCACTTTGATGCTTTTATATAAATTAGAAAATAAGTATTGGTCATACCTGAAAACATTTCTAGTTTATCTAAATAGAATGACTGTAGATGATATACCAGATGTGCCTTTAGATTTACAAGTTGCTGCGGCATTAAGGAAAATAGATGGCTAAGTTAATTGATAATGCTATGGCACTGCGCGTCCTATGGATGCTCACTACTCCGTTTGAAAGAACGGACGCATACCGCTTGGGCATTATCGACAAGAAGGGCAAAGAAATCACACCAATTTCAAAACTAAATACCGATGTTGAGAGAGAAGCATATACTTATCTCCATCGTTTAGTTTTTAGATTGAAAAGAATTATTCATATGGTGCCAGTAGAAAGTAAGAACTTTCTTTCTTTTGCCGCAGCGGTTGCATTGGTAAAAGAAGGTGTAGAATATGATGACGATATTTTAGAGGAACTATTCTACATGGCACATGAAGACCCAGAAGTTATTGCTCTAGCAGAAGAGCTGGAGAATAAGACGCTATCATTTAAACAGTTTGTGACAGAGATGGGTGTTGCTGGCGGTGCTGTTGCTGGTATTGGTATCAACAATCCAAATATTCCAAATCAAGCCGAACCTGGTGTTTCTAAGAAAGCACAAGCAAATTATAAAAAGACGAAGAAAATTATAAGAAGGAATGCACGATGAGTTTGTTAAATTTTTTCTCAGTTGGAAAAGAGATTGATACTCTTCAAGAACTAGAAATTGAGAAGGGTAAGATCCAACTTACCATCATGAAGATGGCTGCGGCCATTCTCGGCATCATTATGATGTCAGTTGTTGTGACTATGATGATTGGCCTTTTTGTTCCAAACGAGACAATCGATAACAACGAAATCTTTAAGATTATTGGTCCAGCATTCTCTACCATCGTCGGTGCTTTCGTCGGTGCATTTGCTACGATGATGGGTATGAAAGTATCCGAGTTAGACCCCAATGTCAAAGTTCAAGAGCTAGGTAAGACTGATCATAAAGCCCTAGCAGAGGCGCATGTTACTAATGCTCAAGCAGAATCAATTGAAGCTGATACAGAAATTAAACTGATGGCAGCAATTGATAAGTATAAAGATTCAGACGAAGACCACGGACCATTCTAATGACACAGCTAACAGAACATTTTGCATTGTCAGAAATGACAGTATCGCCTACTGCCAAGCGCCTAGGCATCCCTAACACACCAACAGCCGAGCATATTGAAAACATGCGTTACTGTTACGAGAAGATTCTTGAGCCAGTAAGAGCGAAGTTTGGTCCAGTAACAATCAACTCCTCTTACCGCGCGCCCCTTGTCAACAAGGCAGTAGGTGGTTCGAAGACTTCTCAACACGTTAACGGTCAAGCAATTGACTTCGAAGTCAAGGGTGTAGACAACAAGAAGGTTGCTGACTGGGTTGCTGATAACCTAGAGTTTGACCAGGTTATCCTTGAGTTCTATGCTGCTGGTGATAAGAATTCTGGCTGGGTTCATGCATCGATTAAGAAAGAAGGCGGTAATCGTAAACAACGTTTGATTGCCACTAAGTCTAAGGCTGGTGGTACAAAGTATACACCTGTTGCTGACTTTGACCCATCGACTACCAGAGAAGCGGGTGCTCCTGTTGTTCAAGCAGTTGCGCAGGTTGCTAAGGCCGCCGTTCAAGCAACATCAACTGCTGGACTTGGACCAATGGCTGCACTTCAAGCGAAGTGTGGTATTCCAGCTGATGGTAAGTGGGGCCCAGGAACATTCAAGGGTGCTAAGGATTACTACAAACTTTCTACTGCACAGGCTGCGCACTTCTTCGGACAATGCGCTCATGAGTCCGGTGGCTTCAAGGTGTTCTCAGAAAATCTAAACTACTCTGACAAGGGCCTCAACGGCATCTTCAAGAAGTATTTTCCAACAATCGCATCGACTGCCGGATATGCTCGTAAGCCAGAAAAGATTGCAAACAAAGTGTATGCTAATCGTATGGGCAATGG